CCGTGTTGCTCTTGGCTAAAGAACTGCACGATGAGCGCGGGCTGGGCCCGGTCAAAGTCATTTTTAGAGACGAAGAAATGGTCAGTCCACTCGTCATTGATTACGTCAATTATGTTCGGCAACTGCCATGGGTTGAAATGGAGTGGTATTGCATGCCGCAGGGTTCGGAGGTTTGGGTCCTAGGCAAACGCGAGTCAATAATCATGTGGAGCGAAATGAGGAGGAAAGAAGGCCGCCTATGTCGTGAAATGCCGCCCTGGGCGATAACCGCAGAACATTTCGGGCTGCCACCGGGAAAACCACCGCCAGAAATTGTCGACTATTACACAATGCAGGGCAAACAAGGAAACACCGCGTTTATTACTGGGGTGCGAGCCTCAGAATCAATGCTTCGATACAGGTCCTTGGTGCAAAAATTGCACGAGAACTACATAGTCACGCCGTATAAGTCAAAGAAGGGCATCCCATTAAAGTTTGCAAAGATAATTTACGATTGGCAAACCGCCGACGTATTCAAATACATTATCGAAGAACACAACTTTAAATATTGCGAGTACTACGACCGCGCCGCTTTGACGGGCAGTAATACAAGGGTTGGCATCCCTTTGCACGGGATAGCAATCCGCAGGATTGGCGACGTGGTCAGCACCGAACCAGAATTTTACGACGATTTGGTGAGATGTTTCCCAGAGATTGATGCCCAGCGTCTGTATTGGGCGGTTTACGATTACGACAAACTTATTCGCGAATATGCCGACAAAGGGTTTGACGGTGCAAAACAATTCATCAAAGATTTTATGATGAACGAGACCAAGGTTCTGAGGGCCAAAGCGTTCGTCGCCGAATTTCGGCGCAAACACGTCCTTGACCCCAGGTCCTACACCATCTACTCCCTTATCTACCAGATGTTCATGGGCGCGATGCTCCATAGTGTCGCCGTGTCGCCGATAGGCCCAAAAACCAAATCTCACGCTGTAAGGTCAATCTCCGAAATAGACAGCATGGAGTTGAATGATGGAAATTAAGAATATTGCGATTGAAGATTTGAAGGCTGGCAACTGGCGTGCAAATTATATTTTGAAACCTGAGTTAAAGGTCCTTGCGGCGTCAATTCACGCTTTGGGTTTTATTTCCCCGTTATTGGTAATGAAGCGTGACAATTCGATAATTGACGGATATCAGCGTTGGATGATTGTCAAAGAAAACAAAGATTTGAGCAACAAACACCCGACGGTCCCTTGTGTGGTGCTTGATTGCGACTCGCTGGAGGCAGGCATGCTGCATCTGCAAATCAATCGGTCTCGGGGTCAACTAGTGGCCCATCTAGTTTCGGGCGTCGTAAAAAAATTGATAAGAAGCAAAAAATACAGCGAAAAAGATTTACAACAACTGTTGTCGATGTCCGACGACGAATTGGACGTTTTGCTCGATGGAACAATAATTAAACGAATCAAAATTTCTGAACACAAATATTCGCGTGCTTGGGTTCCGATTGAGGCGCCAAAAAATGCTTTGGATAACTTTGCCCCCGAGAGGCCGCCGAATCCCGATAGGTAAATTAATTCGCCTTGACTAATGCTAATATTTTAAGTGTCGCATGTAAGTTCCTTTTGCGACACCTATTGACGTTTGGAGTTGAACATGCCCGGAGTTGAAATTGGTGGCGGCGAAGGCGGTGCGGCAGGCCGGTTGCGACGCACCGCATCACGGGCGGTAGAGGCCGCCCAGCGGGTTGGTCGAGGAATTCTTGACCGACTTAGGGGTCGTCGTTCCTAAATCGCATTCCATTTTGAGAGGTTAGTAAAATGCTAGTAACACTGGCCAATCTCACCACATACATGGATATCTCCCTATCTTTGCGCCAGCAGGATGCTGCCGAAATGATTCTTCAGGGTTTGCAAAGCGAGATGGAGACATATCTTGGTAGGCCAGTGGAGGTCACCGAATTTTCAGAAGAAACCCACGTTTTGGAAGCGACCCATGTCAACGTGCCGATGGGTTCATATTTTTACAATCAAGGCCTGGGTTTGGGTCATTCGGACCCCAATGGAATCATTACGTACGCCGCACCACCCAGCACCATTTACATGAGAAACACGCCAATTGTCTCAGTTTCCAAAGTTGAGATGGATGGCCCCACTCTGCATAACAAAATCCTCGGCGAGGCGCAGAAAAGAACCGCAACCATAACTGGCGGCACGGTTGCTTCCGGAACCGCGACCTTCACGGCAGCAAATCATGGTTTTACGCTGGGACAAACAGTGACAATAACTGGGGCAACACCCACAACGTACAACATCAACGCCAAAATAATCACCGCCGTAGCAGCCAGCACTTTCTCGATTGCAAATTCCGGAGTCACCGGCAACTACGTGTCGGGCGGTAGCGCCACGGCGAACGGGAGCGAATACACGGTAAGAAGATACGGCCTGGATATCTATACCGGCTTTGCCAACGACATCATAAAAGTTACATATAAAGCCGGTCTGGACGGCAACAACATAAAAATGTTCAAACTTTTAATTCTTCGAGCCGCGACGCGGGAGATGCAGAACATGCACGACGACGTAGTGGGCGTCAAGGACTTGAACCCCCGCGGCGTGTCGACCTTAGAAACAGGTTTTCTTGAAAGCGAATTGAATCAACTCAAGAAATATTCCCGAAGAAGGATTAGTTAGCAATGTCCGAACTTGACGTCAAAATCAGAATTAAAATCAAAAATCTTGAAGATGTTGAGGATAATTTAGAAAATATCAAAAAGCGAATGAAGGATTTGCGACCTGTTTGGCCGCGGGCGAACGAAAGCCTCAAGGTTTACATGATTGAGAACTTCACGGCGCAAGGTTTGCCGTCCGGTGGGTGGAGTCCGCTAGACGTGAAATACGGTGCCTGGAAAATCAAAAATTATCCAGGTGCGCCAATTCTCGTGAAAAGCGGTGGGTTGTTTGCAAAAATATTGCAGGGCCCAGACTTGGACGGCAAGGCGACCAGCGCGCGATTTTCGTTCGCGGGCGAAATCGCCAAGTTTCATCAATATGGTACGACCAAGATGCCGGCAAGAAAAATTATATTCTCGCCTGAGGTTTGGGAAAAAGAAGTTGCCGGGATGATTGAAGAATATGTCATCGATGGCAAGGTTGGTTAATTTTTTTTATGGCCATCGGATATTTGATGCATGGTGCTCATTTTGCTAAAGACTATGTTTCGACGTACTTGCAAAATGATTTACCAACCAGAATAAACCGATATCGAAACGGCTGGAATATTTCCAGCACGGAACTGCCAACTCCGGCAAAGTTTTTTTCCTATGAACCGTTGGCTTTGGATGTGTGGCCCACAATCATCACCGTCTCAATTTCGACGACAGGATTTGAAAGAATGGGTTTTGATGGCCCAAATCCTCTTTATCGGGTTAATTACGCGATGCGAACATATATATGGTGCAGGGCGGTTGGACCCGAGGAGGCCACCATCGCCCGAGACCGTTTGACGTCGGTTGTTCGTTCTGCGTTGCTGGATTACCCCTGTTTGCAAGCGAAGGACCCGCGACAATCTTTTCAGGTAATAGTAGACGAAAACTCAATGCGCGAAGAGTTTTCGGAAATTACCCTTTTGAAGGGCGACAGGGTTTTGTGTGGCGGTTATGTCGGCTACACGCTTGGAATCAATGAAGTTGTTACCCGTCAAGACATTGGAGAAATTTCTGAAATTGAATTAGCGATTTCGCAACAGGGCGTTACGGACCAAAATCTTGATGCAAGTACATGGACAAACACCTATTCTGTTGAATAGTTGTTTATGAAGTACAATTTATATCAAATTTCCAGGGAGCGATATGACTCGTTTGTTTAAAAAAATTTACAATAACGATTTTTCCTCGATTGAGGGCCCGGCACTTATCGTTAAGAACCTAACTTTGGGTCATTTTGAGGTAGACGAGGCCGGACGCAGTCTTGAAAGTTTGGGTATTGCTGCCGTCGACCCAGATAACAAAATTTGTTTGGCCGGAATTCAAGCGGGTCAGTTGGAAAAAGTTAAAGAAATTTCCACCAAAAATTCAAAATTCAAAACCAAGAACACTTTTGCTTCCGACGATGAAGTAATCCCGACAGTTGCATCACCGGAACCGAAAGATTCTGTACAATAGAACAACTAAGCAAGAAGATTTCTTAATAGTAAGGATGGTGTCATGCCAGGCGTAAGCATACAAACGGGAGTCAGGGTCGGACCAAACGCGGCGACTTCGGTCGAGACGTCTCAGATTTTTATTGTCGGCAAGACAGAGCGTGGACCAATCAATACCGCCAAACTGGTGACCAGCCTTGAGGAATACAAGGCAATTTATGGTGGGTATGTCTCCTATTCGTTTACCCAGCCGGTTGTCGAATCTTTCTTTGAAGAGGGCGGTACGAGGGCTTTTATTTGCCGAGTATGCGGTGCTAGCCCAACAACTGGAACGCTTGCATTGACCGGCGCTGCTGCCGCCGCATCTTTTTCCGTAACCGCCAATGGACCCGGCGCTTGGAGTTCAGGAATCAAGGTTCAGGTAATCAATCCAGGTACCGGTGGTGGCGACTTTATCGTCAAAATTTTTGACAACGATGTTTTGAAGTTTTCAACCGGAAACTGCACGACGGTTCTTCAGGCAGTTGGGCGCATAAATTCCAGTCCTGTCGCTTCCAAGATTGTCGTTGCTGCGGCCACGGGAACAGCACTTCCATCGAACCTTGCAGCGACCGCTCTTTCGGCGGGCGATGACAACGAAGAGGTAGTGGGCAATGCCGACTATGTAAGTAACTTGACAAACTTCCTTGAATCGTATGGCACCGGAGTTGTCATGTGCGCAGAAACGGAAAACTCAACGGTTCAAACCGGACTCGCAAACCATGCGAACGCCTTCAACAGAATCGCTTTCATTAGTTCCTCAGTCGCCGATACCGCAGCCAATGCCCAATCGGACGGCTACGCGTTGGCCGCGGCGAACGTGAGTACCGAGCATGTCGCTTATTTTTTCCCGTGGGTGTTTGTACCAACTTCGGTGCCTGGCGTCAACCGCGCCATCCCGCCGGTGGGCTACGCCGCAGCAAAACGCGCAGTCGCCCACGCGCAGGTTGGGGCTCACAAACCTGGCGCCGGTCTTATTTCGATTGCGCAGTTTGTCAACGGCGTGACAGTCGACGTTGACAAGGCGACCGGCGACGCCCTTGACGAGGCTTACGTGAACGCAATTCGCGTAATTAACAACACGATTCGAATTTACGGCGCACGCTCGGCATCCTCGGATGCCGTCAACTTCCGCTACATCACGGCACAGGATGTTGTCAACCAGGTCGTGGTCGAGGCAAATCGTTCACTGGAAGACCTGCTATTCAGCGTCATCGACGGTCGCAACACCGTGTTCGCAGCCGTCGAGGCCAAACTGTTCGCAATCCTCGAGCCGCTCCGCTCAAATGGCGCGTTGTTCGAGGCCTTCGACAGCAATGGCAAACGAATCGATTTTGGCTACACAGTCAAGTGCGATTCCTCGCTGAACCCGACAAACCAACTTGCAGATGGATTAATCAAGGCGAGAGTTGGTCTTCGCGTCTCAAGCGTGGGCGACAAAATTGAAGTTGAAATCATCAAGTCAAACTTGACCAAGTCGGTTGTTTAATAAACGGAGGAAGATAAGTCATGGCAAAAGTATCACAAAGGCAAGTTCTTGCTAAAGTTGCTCCACACAGTGGACAAGGAATGGCCATCGACTTGCCCAAGTTTGAGTCTTTCTTGTTTGCCCAGGTGTCCGGCGGCGAAATCACCGCTTCTGTAGAAAAAATCTACGAAGGCGGGAAATCATCGCCGACAGTGCTTTGCGCTCCGTTCGATATTGGCGACATCACTTTGACCGCACACTACGATGACGACCGAACAGCCTCCGATGGGGCGACCGGCATCGCGGCAAAAATCGCAAAATTGCGCGAATATGTGGGTAAGGCCTACTACGACATTACGGTCGAAACTTTTGACTGCGACCTTAAAAAGCCGGGTCTTGACAGAATCTATTCCAAGGCGTTGCTTGTTGGTCTGACCGAACCGGACGGTGACTCGTCTTCGGGTGCGCCATCAACCTTTGCCCTGACCTTCTCGGTATCTACTGTCGCCAGCAAGTAAATTTTAACAACAATTTACACTGGGTTGGCAAACAAGGTGTGCTAGGTTGTGCGCCATGAGCAACACTGAACTTTACACAACACCAGAAGACCCCAAAAAACAGGCTAAACCGGCTGAAAAATCGGACAAGAAAAGTGAACCTACCCTTCTTGCACAATTGACCGCCGCGGTGAAAAAGAAAGTAGAACGCGCCCAAGTCCTGCTTATCGTCCCCGAGCGCCCGAACATTAAATTGATTATTAGTCCGAACATTACGCAAAATCAAATTCGTAATTGGCGGAAATCTTCCGGCGAGGACAGCAAGAACGGCATGGACGCCCTAAAGTTTTCCTGCCTGGTTGTCGGAAGCACGACCGTGGGCATGATGTTTGACGACGAAGAGGTCAAGGATGCCGACGGTATCGAATTGACCTTTGCGTCCGATTTGATTCTGCAAATGACGGAAACGACCCGCCCTCAGCCGGACTGCGTCCGAGCCTTCTTTGGCGTCGACCCACACATCGAATCTGCGGCTGTCAAAATCCTTGAGGCTGCCGGATATGCGGACACCGTTGATACGGAGGACCCTACGAAGGAGTCTTCGACGATTTAGTCGAAGATTCCCTAATCATAAACGCCGCACGTCTTGGCGAACTGTGGGGCACAAATCCTTTGACTTTGCTGGATTGTTCCCCGGACGAATGGCTGATACTCATGGCATGTGCTAAAGTTATATCTGACGACCGCGAGCGAGAACGGCGCGAAACGGAGAAGTAGCACTCCACTCTGCCCGAGTCAAATAAAGGAACTTTTTGTTCCCCAAAAGGACTTAGGAAATAATGCCTGATACACGCGCTGTAATTGAAATCGAGACCAGGGATGATGGCGGCCCCAAGAAATCTACTGAACGCGTCAACGAACTCGGCGACCACGCAGCCAAAACGGCCGCAAAATTAAAACTGTTGGGAACCGCCGCGGGCGGAACTTCGAGAAAACTCCTCGGACTTGCATCGGCCGCAACCGCCGCGGGCGTCGCCATGAGCGCCCTGAACAAAAAACAGGACGTTCTGATGCGAGTCATGTATTCGGGCACCAAAATGCTTCGTACCTTTGGTGGCGTCTTGTCCAGATTTTTGACGGGTGGTTTAAAATCTGCGACAATTGCTTTTGGCGCGATGTCGGTCGCGTTGGTGGGAATACACGCCCTTTTTGTGACGGGCAGATTTTTGGTGAAATCCTACAACGTGGCGTTGCAGGGCCTTGCCGCAACCGCCGCCGGAACGGCCGTGGCAATCGGCCTCGCCAGTACCGCTATTCGCGAACAACAAGCCGCGATGTTCGCATACACGGGGAGGAACAACAAAGAGTTTGGCAAAGGCCTGAACCAGGTCAGGGTGAATATGCGTGGCCTCCAGATGGACGCCGAACTTGCGGGCGTCGGCGTCGAAACCTTGAACAAAGCGTACGCGGAAATTGCAAAAACAAAGACCGGGTATTTGGCTAGCAGTAAAAGCCTGCTGAAAGATTTAAGCGATTTCGCCTCGGCCGGCCAACCGCTCGAAGAAGGAATGGTAAAAGCAGCGAAAGTCGTTGCGGTCATTCAAGACCCGAAAAAAGGTGTGGGCTCCATAAAGGCCGCATTCAAGGAACTCGGTCCAGCCGCCGAAGAGGCCTTGAAAAAGGCGGCCAAAGAGGGAATCGACACCAAAAAAGAATTTATCGAGGCGATGAAAAGCGGCAAACTGGCGGCCCTCGGTGGTGTCACGGGCCAAATGGACGCGGTCAACAACACACTCATCGGACAACTCAAAAAATATTTTAATTTAATTCGCGGACAGTTTGCTGATTTTGGCCAACAATTTTTGCCGGAGGCCAAAGTCGGCCTGGAAAAAATCTACAGAATCATCACCCGAACCATGCAAATGTCCTCGGGCGCCTTGGCCGATTTCGAAAGAAGAGGCGGTTTCGTTGATGCGATGGTTAACGCTACGCAAAAAGTTTCGGACTTTTACCTGCGCCTTATTCGAGATTATTTGCCAAAATCGAAAGGCATGTTCGACCGATTAGGCAACTGGTGGGCCAGTTTCAAGGAAGGTTGGAACGAAATAGTCCGGCAACTCAGGCCGTTTATCGATGGCGCGCGCATAATTGAAAAAATGTTCGGCAACGCCTGGAGGCCTATCTGGAACGAAATTTCCGACGCCAATCGAGAGTTCAATAGAACGCTTCAATTCAATAGGCAGGAATTTGAAAGATTGGGAACGAGTATTGGTGAAACGGCGGCAGAATTTTTGTCGATTCTTAGGGTCTTTCAAAAAGTCATTACGGACAACCTGCCATTCATCAACAACATGATTCGTGGCCTCAAAATAATCGCCGAACAATTTACGAGAATTTTTAAATTTACGGAAGGTCTCCCATTTTTTGGCGGCCAACTTGGGAGCCAGGGCGCCCTGGCATTGATGCTTGCAACGGCTCGTGGCATGAAAACCGCGAGAGGAACGGTGGTCGACCAAAAACAACTGACAAAAGTTATGAATGTTCAGGCGGGTAGCGTCAGCATTTTTGGCACTGCCGCGGCTGCCGTGGGTTCCAGGGTATCCGACGTGGACAGAGTTGGTGGCGCCGCAGGCGCG